ACAAAAATCTGTCGATAACGAACTTTTGAAATCTAATTCGCATGATTCGATGCGGATCCAGAGCCCAGAACGACGTTCTCGTGTATCGTTCGGTAGCCCCAAGGCCTCCGAATAACTTTTTTAAGGAATAGACAAAATGCCAAATATCAACAAGGCTTTTGGTCTGCGTCCGCTCGGCAATCTTTCCGCTACTGGTGCTCAGAAACAGTACGGCTACACGATTGCAGACAACCAGGCCGGAGCGATCTATCAGGGTGACCTAGTCACTCTATCAGCTGGTTACGTCGTTAAATATGACTCAGCGCTGCATACAGTAGCTGTGGGCGTCTTTAATGGCTGTTTCTACGTTGACCCATCAACAGGTAAACCCACATGGAAGAACTTCTATCCAGGTTCCGTCAATCTCCCCGCCGGCCAAGTAATTAACGCCGACTTGTTGGACGACCCTAGCCAGTTGTATCTCATCCAAGCCGACGAAGATGTTGTGCAAGCTGACATTGGCCTTAACTCCAATATCGCTTACACCGCAGGTAGCAATACTACCGGTGTATCCGGATCTCAACTCGATTCCTCAACCATTGCAAACACCGCTGGTCTTGTGCTTAAGATTGTTGGCTTCTTTAATGCCCCCGAAAACACCCCTGGTGAAAACTTCGTGGACGTAGTTGTCAAGATTAATGCTCACATGTATAGCAGCGCTGGTGTTGCTAACACAGCACCATAATAGGAGATAAATCATGGCAATTTCACGCGCCCAGCTAGTAAAAGAACTCGAGCCCGGTCTCAATGCCTTATTTGGTCTTGAGTACAAAGGCTACGAGAAAGAGCACACTCAGATTTTTGACGTTGAGTCGTCTGATCGTGCATTTGAAGAAGAGGTGATGCTGTCGGGTTTTAATACTGCGCCTGTGAAGACCGAAGGTGCTGGCGTTGCATACGACCAAGCACAAGAAGTTTACACCGCACGTTACACCCACGAGACTATCGCACTGGCGTTTTCCCTGACTGAAGAGGCAGTGGAAGATAACCTGTACGCGTCTCTGGCAGCTCGCTACACCAAGGCCTTGGCTCGCTCCATGTCTAGCACCAAACAGATTCGTGCTGCATCCATTTTGAATGGTGCATTTACGACTACGATTGGTGGCGACGGCGTGGCTTTGTGCTCAGATGTGCACCCGACTCTGTCTGGTCCTAATCTGCGCAACGAATTGGCAACACCTGCCGATTTGAGCGAGACTTCTTTGGAACAGGCATTGATCGACATTGCAGCGTTCACTGATGAACGCGGCTTGAAGATCTCTATCCAGGGCTTGAAGCTCATCATTCCTAAAGAGTTGCAGTTTACGGCTGATCGTATTCTGAAGTCCACCCTCCGTGTTGGCACTGCAGACAACGACATCAACGCAATCCGCAACATGGGCATGGTGCCTCAAGGCTACACAGTCAACCACTATTTGACTGATCCTGACGCCTACTTCATTCGTACCGATGCACCTAACGGCATGAAAATGTTTGAACGTGTCAGCATGAAAACCGGCTTTGAAGGCGACTTCGACACCGGCAACGTGCGCTACAAAGCCCGTGAACGTTACAGCTTCGGCTTCAGCGATCCACGCGGTATCTTCGGTTCTCCCGGAGCTGCGTAAAAAAGGGGGCTTTTGCCCCCTTTTTATTTTTTCGATTTAGGTGTATATTTAAAACATTCCGGGGTCCCCGGTGTTTCTGACAGTCCCGGCTGACGACATGCAGACAGAAACGCCATTATTCGCATGTGAGGAAAAATCATGGCACGTACCACGTTCTCCGGCCCAGTCGCATCCCAAAATGGCTTTGTTGTCGTTGCTTCGAACACCGAGAAGTTGCTGACTATTCAGGCTCCCGCTGACTTAACAGCAGACACCACCCTTGTATTTCCAAACGGGACAGGCACCAGTGGTCAAGTTTTGACCACCAACGGCGCGGGTGTTCTCTCATTCACCAACTCCGGTATTGTTTTTGCAGTTGCCCCTGACGGTTCTTCACAAAACTGGGTGTTTTCGGGCCCCGGTATTGTTACAGGCAACACCAGCGACCCTATTTTGTATTTGTCCAAAGGTTTTACTTACACCTTTGTCAATGCTGGGGGTGCAAACCACCCATTCCAAATCCGTGAGTCAAGCGGCGGTGCGCAGTACACACCTGGCGTCACGGGCAGCACGACAGGTACGCAGATCTTTACAGTGCCTATGAATGCCCCCGCCACCCTGTATTACCAGTGCTCTGTCCACAGTGTCATGGGCAACGTGATCAACATCTCTTAAGGAGATTGGCATGAGCTTCGCAAGTAATATTTCCGCTACTACCAAGGCGGCAACAGGAAACGCAGTAGATGGACGTGCGCGCTTGGCGGGCGTCTATTTTGTGTCAACAGGCACTGCGGGCTCGATTACGCTTCGCACAGGGGGCGCATCTGGTCCGGTCCTTTTGCAGCTTGCTTCTCCTGCGGCGGCTCTGACGACGGATTTGATGATTCCTGACAACGGGATTCTCTTTGAGGACGGCGTACATGTGACCCTCTCGGGGGTGTCTAGTCTTACCGTACTCCATGTTGGTGGAGTAACGGCTGCCTAATGAATGCCCAAAATGCCTACTTCTAAACGATCAGGAATGGGTATTAAAACCTCGGTAAAGAGCGGAAATTTCCGCCCTACCAAGGCAGGAGCAGGCATGACCAAAAAAGGCGTGGCGGCCTTTAAAAAAGCTAATCCAGGGAGCAAATTAATGACTGCCGTCACGGAGCAGAAGCCGTCTTCCGTCGCACGTGCCAAACGCCGCAAGAGTTATTGCGCTCGTTCGGAGGGTCAAATGGAGATGTTCCCGGAGGCGGCTAAGGATCCCGATAGTCGCCTTCGACAGGCTAGAAAAAGATGGAAGTGCTGAGTCATGGACATGCTTATATGGAACATCGTCTTAACAGGATTGGTGGGTGTGATGGGCTTTGTAGTCAAAGACAAGTTTGCTGAGATAAATCGTCTAAGCATTCTTCTTAATAAAACGAGAGAGGAGGTAGCACGTGATCATGTTACTCGTGCAGAAGTTCGGGCAGATATGGCGAAGATTGTCGAACACGTCGACAGTCGTTTCGACCGACTCGAACAAAGACTTGACCTCCTCACAGGCAGACAATACAGTTCACAAGGATGAAACATGGCAACAAAACCAGGTCTCTATTCCAACATTGCCGCCAAGCGTAGACGCATCGAGCAAGGTTCCGGAGAAAGAATGCGTGAGCCCGGCCAAAAAGGCGCGCCCACGAAAGAAGCGTTCATAGCTTCTGCAAAAACAGCTAAACAACCTAAGGAGGAATCCATGAAAGCAGTGAAAAAGAAAGCGTCCGGCGGCTCGATGGACATGGTCAAGAAAAACGGCAAGATGGTTCCCTCTTTTGCTGCGGACAACGTGGGCAAGATGAAAAAAGGCGGCGCGGTGGGCATGCACAAGATGCCTGACGGCACGATGATGAAAGATTCTGACATGGCCAGTATGGGCCGTGCCGTGAAACGTAAAACGGCCGACGTTAAGGGCCGAGCAATGAAAAAGGGGTATTAATCATGGCTGGTAAAGGAATGGGTATCGCTACCAAAGGCGGCGGATGTATTGAGGGTGGCTCAAAAAACAAGATGATGTCTGAGCCAAGTAAAAAGACAGGCCCCGCAATGCTGAAAAAGGGCGGGGCAGTCAATGCGCACAAGATGATGGCCATGAAGGGCGTCACCAAAATGCGTGAAGGCGGGGCTTGCTAATAGATGGCCACCTCAGGAACGACCGCATTTAACCTCTCGATTGATGATTTAATCGAAGAGGCTTTTGAGCGTTGTGGGATGCGGATGACCAATGGTTATCAGCTTACCTCTGCGCGCCGGTCGCTCAATATTTTGTTTTTGGATTGGGCCAACCGTGGTCTAAACCTTTGGACGATCGAGCAGGCTATATACCAGCTTACGCCGGGAACAAACGAGATTTCATTGTCCGCAGACACTGTCAACGTGTTGTCAGCGGTCATACGAGACTATTCGCAATCTCCCTCAACAGATATCACGATTGATCGAATCAGCCGTGAGGATTATTTGAACGTGCCGGACAAGACAACACAGGCCCGTCCTGCGCAGTATTACGTACAGCGTACAAACGTTCCGAAGGTCTTCTTTTACCCGGCTGCCAACCAGAATTATGGGTTTGTGTATTACCGTATTCGTCGCATCCAGGACGCCGGAGATTACACCAACACTGCTGATGTAAATTTCCGGTTTCTCCCCTGCTTAGCGTCTGGATTGGCTTATCAGTTGTCATTGAAGTACGCTCCTGAACGTACTCAAGGCTTGAAAGCCTTCTACGAAGAGGATTTCTCTCGCGCCGCTGCGGAGGACCGAGACACAGCAAGCGTATCGTTCGTACCCCAACTGGATTACTGACATGGCGTTTGCAAGCGGCAAATTTTCGTTTGGACTATGCGATTACTGCGGACAGCGGTACCCGTATAACGTCCTGCGGAAGAATTGGCGCGGTTTTAAGGTGTGTCCTGATGACTACGAGCCAAAGGAGCCCCAGCTTGATCCATTGAAGTACAACGGCGATGCCATTGCACTACAGGGGCCACGTCCGGACCGTGTAGAGCCTTTATCTGTGTATTTAGGGGCACCTGGCGACTCATTTTTTCAGAGCATCGGTGGCTCAAACACGACAAATGGCTCTATCATTAGCCTAACTAATATGCAGCCTGAGACGCCAACTGTGGCGCTTGTTGGCCGCATTGGGCAGGGCAACTTGACGGTGGTCATCACATGAACTACAGCGAACTTGTAACCAATATCCGGAATTACACCGAGGTCGGGGCCAATGTGTTTACCGAGCCGGTAATCAACACGTTTATCACGATGGCGGAGAACCGCATTCTTCGTGACATTGATTTGGATGTTTTTAAGCTTGAAGTGACAGGCAACATGACGATAAATAATCGTTTTTTGACTGCTCCTTCAGACATGCTTACTCACCGATACATGTTAATCACCAACCCAACTACTGGGGATCAGTACTTTTTAGATTTCAGGGACACTTCGTTCATGAAGGAGTATTGGTCTGACCAAGTTGAAGTTGGAATTCCCAAGTACTATTCTGTTTGGGACCAGGACAGCTTTTACGTTGCTCCCACCCCAAATGCCAACTATGTGGTTGAGCTGGGCTACATTCGTCGTCCGCCGCAGATTTCTACGGCTACTCCTACCACGTGGATCAGCACTAAGGCCCCGGAGGCCTTGTTGTACGCGTGCCTGGTTCAGGCATACAGCTACACAAAAGGCCCTGACAACATGATGGGGTACTTTGAGAACAGCTACAAACAAGCAATTCAAGGCCTCGGCGTTGAACAGCAAGGCCGTCGTCGCCGCGATGAGTATCGTGACGGTATGGCCCGTTTGCCGATCAAATCACCTAGCCCAGGACCCTGATAAATGGATATTCAATTCTCCACCGCTCTCAATAACGTCACGGTGCGCACCACAAACAACCGTGGCCGCACTCCTGAGGAACTTGCTGACGAAGCCATGGACAAGGTTTTGTACGTTGGAGAAAACGTCCATCCCGCTATTCGGGACCAGGCACAGGCATACAGGGAGCAAATCCGCGCCCTTTTTGTTTATTACATGCGGCAGGCTATCGTTTCTGATAGGACAACTTTGTCGGCTAAGTTAAAATCATACGGGCACGCGGACCTGGTAAAACTCTTGGAGAATTAAAATGGCCATTTCACAAGCAATTTGCTCTACCTTTAAACAGCAGCTCTTCCAGGGCGTGCACAACTTTAACGTTGGCGGAGACGTTTTTAAACTGGCACTGTACACATCGGCCGCCACAATTGGGGCCTCTACTTCCGCCTACACGAACACGGGTGAAGTGTCTTCAGTAGGCACCAATTACCCTGCCACCGGAAGCGTACTGACAAGCTTGGGTGTGACTCTTACGGGCACAACAGCTTTCTTGGACTTTAATGACCTTACGTTTCCAAACGTTACCCTAACAGCACGGGGTTGTTTGATTTACAACGACACGGAGGCGGACGCGGCGGTTGCTGTGTTTGATTTTGGGTCCGACAAGACGGCAACAGACGGTGATTTTACGGTTATCTTCCCGCCTCCTGGCCCAACTACTGCGGTTATCCGCTTGGTATAAGACATGGCATTCGTCGTATCCGATCGCGTCAGAGAAACCAGCACATCTGTTGGTACGGGACCTTTTGCGGTCACGGGCGCGTTCACGGGCTATACGACATTTGCTGCAGCGATTGGCCAGGGCAACAGCACCTACTACACCATTACAAATGACTCTTTGGGGCAGTGGGAAGTAGGCGTAGGGACATTTAGCTCAGGATCTGTGTCTCGTGACCTGATCCTGACCAGCTCAAATAACGATCTTATCGTCAACTTTGGGGCAGGTGCAAAAGAGGTTTTTGTGACTCTTCCGGCCGAAAGAGCTGTTTACAACAACGCAGATGGCTCTTTGGTCTATGACCCTGCTGGATCCGCCATCATTTATGCGATTGCATTGGGGTAAAACATGGCAGCCTTTAAAAGCAGCGCAACACGCAATCTTGGGCAAGCAGTCACCGTTATTCACACGGCAGCCACCGGTACGGTGGTCATTGGCCTCAGTGCCTCGAACATCTATGGATCGGAGTTGCCGATTGACGTTTCGCACAAAAGAGGGAACAATGTCACAAAGATTCTTCAGCAATTCCGTGTGGGCCCTGGTCAGACGGAAGAGTTGATGCGAGGCAACAAGATTGTTCTTGAAGCTGGCGACCAGCTTGTGGCCTCTACGGCACTGGCTAACGGCTTTGATATTCTTGTTTCTGTACTGGAGGGTGTCTGATGGCTGATTTTCACACAGGGACAGATTTAGCAAATAAGACCTTTTACGGCTTCAAGCTGATTCAGGCAACCGGGGACTTAAACGTTGATATCATCAACGACGGATCTACCGTAAACCTGCCGCAGCCGGACTATATCATTGGTCCTAACGAGTACGTAAATTGGATTTGGTCAACCGGCACTTATGGCTTCCGTTGGGGGAGTAAGGGTCATTTGGAAATGGTGTTTATATGACGTCAGTAGTCGATCTTGGAAAATTACGGTTCTATTGGGCTGGCGACTGGCTCAATACCACCGAATATGAACTCAATGACGTTGTTCGCTACGGCGGTAACGTGTATGTGTACATCAACGTAGCTCGCACAATTGGTAACGTTCCTACCAGCACCACGTATTGGGCGCTGATGGTTGAAGGTATCAATTTTGTTGGTACGTGGAGTGCCGCTACTCAGTACTTTATTGGTGATGCAGTTGCTTACGGCTCAACAATTTATGTTGCTCAATCTACCAACATAAATAAACAGCCTGACCTATTTCCGCAGATTTGGTCGCAGTTTGC